GCGCCGCCCTGGTCGCCGCGCTGCCACAGCTCGCTACCGACCCGGACAAGCTCCTGGTCTTCATCGACGCCGGCAGCCTGCACGCCAGCTATGCGCCGGGCTTGAGCTACGAATACGCCTACACGCTGAACCTCGTGCTCACCGACTACGCCGGTGATCCGGATGCCGTCATGGTGCCGCTGCTCATGTGGGTGCGCGTCAACCAGGCCGAGCTGATGGACAACATCGACCAGCGCCAGAGCGGCATCAGCTTCGAGGCCGACATCCTCGACAACGACAGCTGCGACCTGAGCATCAAGCTCGCCCTCACCGAGCGCGTCATCGTCAAGGACACGGGCGGCGGCGTGCTCGACATCACCCACGCCGACGAGCCGCAACCCGAGGCACAGCTCACCGCCGGCCACTGGCAGCTGTACCTGCGCGACCAGCTGCTCGCCGAGTGGGACGTGCCGGCAAGCTGATGGCCGACGACCTCACCGCTCTGGAAGACTGGGCCGCGCCCCTGCTGGCCCAGCTCGCGCCGCCCGCGCGGCGTCGCGCCGCCAAGGCCATCGCCACCGCGCTGCGCAAGAGCCAGCAACAGCGCATCGCACAACAGCAAAATCCCGATGGCAGTGCGTTCGCGCCGCGCACCGGCGGCAAGCTGCGAGGCAAGCAAGGCCGCATCAAGCGCGGCGCCATGTTCGCCAAGCTGCGCCGGCCGAAATACCTCAAGGCCCGCGGGGATGGCGACACCGCCACCGTCGAGTTCATCGGCCACGCCGGCGACATCGCCTCCGTGCACCAGTACGGTCGCACCGACCGCGTGAGCAAGCGCGGCCCGCTCGTGCGCTATCCGCGCCGACGGCTGCTGGGCTTCAGCGCGGCCGATCGCGAGCTGGTCCGCGACCAGATACTGGCCCAGCTCACCTCGTAGCCGCCTCGCGCATGCGCGTCTGCGCCACGTCGAAATAGCCGTCCGACATCTCCACGCCCACAAACCGCAGCCCCGCGCGCAGCGCCGCCACGCCTGTCGTCGCGCTACCCATGAACGGGTCCAGCACCGTCCCGCCCGGCGGCACGATGCGCAGCAGTTGCTCCATCAACGGCTCGGGCTTGCCCACCTGGTGATGCTTGCCGCCGCGCGCCGGGTGCACTGGCATCACGCCGGGCAACACCACCGGATGCGCCTTCGTGTCGATCGGCCCGCGGCTGCCCCACACCACGTATTCGGCCTGGCTGCGGAAGCGACCCAACTGCGGACGGCAGCCGTTCGTCTTGTCCCATACCACAATGCCCTGCCACACCCAGCCGGCCACCTGCACCGCGTCCGTCATCGTCGGCAACATGCGCCAGTCGATGAACGCCAGCAGGTGCCCGCCGGGCGCTGTCACCCGGTGGCACTCGGCCAGCCACTGGCTGGCCCACGCGAGGAACCCGCGCTGGTCGCGAAAGTCGCCTTCGAAATCCGGCAACACCCGTTTCACGCCGGTGTTCATGTACTTCTCGCCCGTCGGCCGCATGCGACCCGACATCGTCTGCGCGCCGGAGCAATAGGGCGGGTCGGTCACCACCGCGTCGACGCTGGCTGCGGGCAAGTGGCGCAGCACCGGCAGCGCGTCGCCATGATGCAGGGTGTAGGGCGTGGTCGTGTCGAGCATGGCGCGGGTCCGTGGGTAAAGGTGCGTCCATCGTTCGCGTCCCATCCGCGCGCCGCTGCCCCCTCAAAAATGGCGCCCGATGTACCGCCCCACTGGTACATCGCCCCCGGCTGGCTCGCGCGCGCGAGCCATCCCCACCATGCCGGCATGACTCACCACCGCACCCGTCGCTGACATGGCCGGCTTCACTGCCGTTGACCTGTCGCAGCTGCCCGCGCCGACCGTCGTCGAAACGTTGTCGTTCGAGGCGATCTTCGCCGCGCGCCTGGCGCAGTACATCGCGCTCACCGAGGCCGCCGGCGAACCCTATACCGCCCTGGTGGAGTCGGACCCGATCTACCTGCTGCTGCAGGAGAGCGCCTACCGCGAAGTCGTCTGGCGCCAGCGCGTCAACGATGCCGCGCGCGCCGTCATGGTCGCCTACGCCGTCGGCGCCGATCTTGACCAGCTCGCCGCTGGGTTCGGCGTGCTGCGCCTGCAGCTCGACCCGGGCGATCCCGAGCACTCCATCCCGCCCACCATGGAGAGCGACACCGACCTGCGCCGGCGCATCATCCTCGCGCCGGAAGGCTTCAGCGTCGCCGGCCCGGAGGGCGCGTACATCTTCCACGCGCTCAGCGCCTCCGGTGACGTGCTGGACGCCAGCGCCACCAGCCCCGCGCCGTGCGAGGTCATCGTTAGCATCTTGTCGCGCGTGGGCGATGGCACAGCCGATGCCGCGCTGCTCGCCGCCGTGGATGCCGTGCTCAACGCGGAAACCGTGCGGCCGCTCACCGACCTGGTCACCGTGCAATCGGCCCAGATCATCCCCTACGCCGTCGCGGCCACCATCTACACCTACGCCGGCCCGGATTCCGCCGTGGTGCTCGCCGCCTCGCGTGCTCGCCTGGACGCCTACATCGAGGAGTCCCATCGCATCGGGCGCGACGTCACCATGAGCGGGCTTTACAGCGTACTGCATTCCCCCGGCGTGCAGCGTGTGGAACTCACCGCGCCCACCGCCGACATCGTCGTCGATCGCACGCAAGCGGCCTATTGCACCGGTGTCACCATCGCAAGCGGTGGCGTCGATGAATAGCCTGCTGCCGCCGAACGCCACGGATCTGGAACGCCGCGTCGAAACGGTCAACAGCGCCATCGCGAGCATCCCGGTACCGCTGCGCAACCTCTGGAACGCCGACACCTGCCCGTTGGAGCTGCTGCCGTGGCTCGCCTGGCAGCTGTCCATCGACGCGTGGAAAAGCTATTGGCCCGAGTCGATCAAGCGCGAGCGCGTGCGCCAGGCGCTGGCCATCCAGCGTCGCAAGGGCACCGTGGAATCCGTGCGCAGCGTCGTCCAAAGCTTCGGCGGAAGCGTGGAACTGCGCGAGTGGTTCCAGACCGATCCGCGCGGCGTGCCAGGCACGTTCGAGCTGTGGCTCACCGCGCCCGAGCAGGGCAGCCCGGAGGCCACGGCCGCGTTCGTCGATGACGTCATCGCCGAGGTCGAGCGCACCAAGCCGGTGAGCCGGCATTTCACCTTCACCCAGGGCCTCACCGCCGTGCAGCGCATCGGCGTCGCCGCCTACGCCCGCCCCGCCGTGTATCGGCGCCTCTCCCTCACCGCGGATGCCGCCTGATGCCTCTCACGTTCAAGGTCACCACCGCCGGCCGCGCCGCGCTCGTCAACGCCACCAACACCGGCACGCTGCCCGTGCTGGTCTCGCAGGTCGGCGTCACCGCCACCGCCTTCACCGCCGCCGCCGACGGCAGCGATCTCGCGCTGCCGGGCGAACTCAAGCGCCTGGTCACCTTCGGCGGTGCCGCCGTCGCCGCCGACACCATCCACGCGGTCATCCGCGACGACAGCGCGGACGTCTACTCCCTGCGCGGCATCGCCCTTTATCTTGACGACGGCACGCTGTTCGGCCTCTACGGCCAGGCCGATGTGATCCTGGAAAAGTCCGCCGCCGCCATGATGCTGCTGGCCACCGACGTCATCTTCGCGAACATCGACGCGGCCAGCCTCACCTTCGGCGACACCGGTTTCCTCAACCCGCCCGCCACCGTCGACACCTCGGGCGTGGTGGAGCTCGCCACCGATGCCGAGACCATCACCGGCACCGATGGCACGCGCGCCGTCACGCCCAAGGGCCTGCTCGCCAAACTCACCGCCCTGCTCGGCGCAGGCGCCCCCAGCGCCTTCGTCAAGACGCTGCTTACCGCCTTGGACGTGGTCGCCTTCCGCACGCTGCTGTCGATCAAGACCGCGGCGTCGTACGACATCGGCGTCGGCAACGGCCTGGACGCCGACCTGCTCGACGGTCAGCACGGCGCCTACTACCGCGCGTGGGGCAACCTCACCGGCGTGCCGGCAACGTTCACGCCGAGCGCGCACGCGCACAGCGCCGACGACATCACTAGCGGCACGCTGACCGTGGCGCGCGGCGGCACCGGCGCCGGCACCTTCACCGCCGGCAGTTACCTGGTGGGCGCGGGCACTGGGCCGTTCGGCGTCAAAACGCCCGGGCAGGTGCTGGGTGACATCGGCGCTGCGCCTGTCGTGCACTCGCACGCGATCGACGCCGTCAACGGCCTGCTGGAAGCGCTGAACAGCAAAGCCGATCTGGCTGGGGCATCGTTCACCGGAGCGGTGTCGTCTACCGCATCCATGGCGGCGGCCACCAACTTCTTGTCGAGCACCGTCAACTGGGTCGGAGCCACCGCCGGCCCGGGTGGTGCTGCATATCTGCGTCCCGCTGGGGTTGGCAGCGTCACGGGTCAGCTGTTCGTCTCTACGGGAGGTATTTCGTGGGACGGCAAATCCTTGTGGCATACCGGCAACTTCGATCCGACCAGCAAGCAGAACGCGCTCGGCTTTACGCCGGTACAACAAGGCACGGGCGCCGGTCAGCTAACCAATACCGTAAAGATCGGGTGGAGCGTCGGCGGCCTCAAAGCACAAGTTGACTCTACCGACCTCGGCACGATCGCGTTTACGGCAAGCCCCGTCTTTTCTGGCGTCCCGCTATCGCCAACACCGGCGGCCAACACAAACACCTCGCAGATCGCCACCACGGCATTCGTGCAGGCCGTGGTCAACAACCTCATCAACGGCTCGCCCGGCGCGCTCGATACGCTACGCGAGCTTGCCACGGCGATGGGCAACGACCCCAACTTCGCCGCCACCGTCACGAATGCGTTGGCGCTCAAGGCGCCGCTCGCCAGCCCGGCGCTCACCGGCACGCCCACCGCGCCCACGGCTGTCGCAGGCACGAGCACCACCCAACTGGCCACCACCGCATTCGTGCAGGCGGCCATCGCCGCCGCCCTGGCCAACTACCTGCCCAAGAACAACCCAACCTTCACCGGCACCATGACCGGCCCCGCGTACAACGAGACCTGACCCATGCCCATGTCCAAGGGCGTTGCTTTCACCGACCTGTTCGACCCGGACATCGTGGGCGATGGCCCCACCGCACCCGGTTACATGGTGGGCGGCGTGCCGCTGAAGTTCGCCGACATCAAATACGGGGCCAAGCGCGCGGATGTCGGTTACGCGGAGAAAGGTGTGGACGTGAGCAACAAGTGGGCAGCCAAGGGCACTGCGCAATACAGCCACGTCATCCCAGACCCGGGATACGCTTCAGTGCAGGCAAACTATCCGCTTTCCGGGGGGTCGGGCTCGTCGTTTTGCCAGGTCGAGCTGGCGATCTCCAGCGATGGCACGTGGGCGCTCAGCCGCTACGACAGCGCGGGCAACCACTCCAACGTGGCTACCGGCGCCTGGTTCGATCCGACGGGAGCCGGCAGCGGCAATCCATATCAGGTGCAGTTTGACTTCTCGGCAACCCACGATGATGGAGCCACCATCGTCAACGGCGCCGCCGCGTGGACCGCGTTGTCCTCCACACGTACCTGGTCGGCCAGCATCACCGCGCTCAACAACAGTGCCGGCAAATTTCTCGATGGCACCCTGCGCATCCGCATTCGGCGCGCCAGTGACAGCGTGGTGCTCTCGGACCAGTCCGTCGCTGCCGGCGTTTCCCTTCAGGCCCTGTAACCAGCGCGCGGTCGATGTACCACCCCACTGGTACATCGCCCCCGCCTAGCCCGCGCGCGCGGGGCATCCGCACCATGCCGGCATGGACCTGGTCGAGCTCAACCGCCTCTTGCACAACCTGCTGCGCTTCGGCGTAGTGGAGTCGGTCGACCACGCCGCCGGCACCTGCACCGTGCGCACCGGCGCCCTGGTCACGCAAGCCATGCCGTGGCTGGTGCAGCGTGCCGGCGATGCGCGCACCTGGTGGGCGCCAAGCGTCGGCGAGCAAGTCCTTCTGCTGTGCCCCGGTGGCGACACCACGCGCGGCGTGGTGCAGCCGGCCATCTACTCCACCGCGGCGCCGCGCCCGGACGGCAGCGACACCGCGCAGGTCACTAGCTACCCCGATGGCGCGCAGGTCAGCTACGACCCCGAGTCGCATCAGCTCGTCGCCTCGCTGCCCAACGGCGGCACCGCCAGCATCACCGCGCCAGGCGGCGTGCAGATCGTCGGCGACACCAGCATCACCGGCAAGCTGCACGTGAGCAGCGACGTCACCGTCGACACCAAAGTTACCGCCGCCGATGACGTGTTCGGCGGCGGCATCAGCCTCAAGACCCACAAGACCACCCTAGTGCAGCCGGGCAGCGGTCTCAGCGGGGTGCCACAGTAATGCGCGGCGTCTCGTCCACCACCGGCGCGGCCA